CAGAAGAAAATCACGCAAGAGAAAAAAATATATATTATAAACTATCTAATAAATCTCTACCAATTTTTATAGCCTCATCTTGTATTGTATTATGATTACCAAGTGTATGTTTCATTGCAGCCTCTACAGTAATACCAATAGTATATTCATCTAACGTATTTGCTAAAGTCATATCATGACCATTCTGCACATAATAATTTTGCATTTGAAATTTTTTATTTTTTTCATTTAATTTTTTATTAATAATTTGATGAAGTGGATGTTTTTTCTTTGGACTGTGTGCTAAAAAATGATGATTTGCACCCTCATCTCCATGAAGATCTATCACTAAATCAAATCCATGTTTTAAAAACTGTTTTTTTATAGCATTTGTTTCTTTTGATTTAAAAGGCCCCCAGTCCCTATTTAAATTGACACCTTTTGCATTTGTATACCAATGTCCTAATACTTTACCATCTGGATTTAAACAAGGTATTATAAAAAATGTAAATTTATTTAATAAATTTTTTCTCTCCGAAAGTCTTTTCATGAATCCCTCTAACATCCACATATTTACAGTTTCTCCAGGATGTTGACCTGAAATAACCCAAACTTTTGTTTCACCATTTCCAAATTTCTCCATATAAATTGGACGACCTTGTTCACTTCTACCAATAACTTTTGACTTTTTATATATATCTTTTACTTTTGAAAAAGGATATGGTGGATAATATGCAAACCAAACACTTTCACTTCTTGATTTAAAATTCCATTCAATATTTGCTTTTTTTTTTAGCGTTTTTACAGTAGTTTTTGTTCTTTTCCAATTAACATTATCATAACTATAACACACATCAAATCCTTTCCAATCATCGTCATAATTATTTACGTTTTTTATATTGTATGTAATCATTTTATCTTTTATACTACTAACTTTAAAATAAAACCAATTTTGGAATTTTTTCTTTACTTCTTTTTTGTAAGGCTCATTTTTTATTTTCAAATTTATATTAATTTTGCCATTTTTGACTTTTTTGCTTAAAATTCCTATGTTAGACCCTTCAAAATTTCGCAAAATCTTGATTTTTCTGGATATTTTTTTTGTTTTCTTTTTTTTAAATTTTTTAGATTTTTTAACTGTTTTTGGCATTAAACTTATAATAATAATATATTTTATTTTAAAACATATTATTATTGCTTATTTTTTCGCGTTTTGTTTTTCTTTTTCTTTTTCTTTGATAATGTGTAGCGTTTATTATCTTTAAAAAATTTTTTCAAGTAAACAATAATTTCTTTGTTATCATAATTTGTAGGATTTTTTTGCGTATTTTCTAAGTAACGATAACCTAAAGCGCTATTTCTCGAAAAATATATAATATGATTTTTAAAATCTCTTACTTGTTCTTTTTTTATTAATTTATTTAATTTAGATTTTAAAAAAATATCAGTCATAGAAGCAAACATATAATCAAATTTGTATGGATATAAATAAATATAGTCCACATGTTTGTGTATCATTTTTGGATGTTGTTGGTCATCTAAAAAACAAATGACATCTTTTTTTTTTAATATACTACAATTAATCAAATCAGGTACATTTTTTCCGTGACTTGTTCTGCATTTTTCATATACAAGTTTTCCCACTTTCCATGCTGCTATAGTTCTATCAAAAAGTTTATATTTTAATTTATGTTCGATATATTTTCTTATATGATGAACCCAATTCTTGGGACCCATATTATTAGTGTAAATTAATACTTTTACATAACGATGTTTTTTTTTAAGGTCTTTTAAGTATTCAAAAATTTTAAAAATATCAGGTCTAAATAATTTTGGAAACACATCTAATAATTTATAAAATTCTTTTAATTTTAATGGTCTTTTTATATAGTCTTCTATTGATTCCATAAATATTGCAAGTTGAGTAAAATATCCTATTGTTTTATCTAAATCAAAAACAAATGCCAAATTTTTCATATTACATTATAGTTAGATTATTTATCTAAATGGTCTAATACACTCAAAATTATTTTTTCTTGTACCGTAAGTTTTTGAAATATGACACTCTCATCATACTTTATTTGAAAAATTCGGTTTCTATTATTTTTAACTCTTATATGTATTCCATTTTTTAGAATATCAATGTCTATAATAATACCTCCATTTGTCAAATAAATATTACTAGGATCTTTTAATGGTATCCACCTTATATAATAACCTAATTGTAAATCACGTAAATCTCTTATTACTCTATATTCTTTTAATTTTTTATGTATTAATTTCAAATTATTTCCTTTTATCTGAATTTTTTGTAAGGCATCGTTATTTATTTGTTTTATTTTAGAGTTCGTTAATTCCATTATAGATTCATTTGTTTCATTTTCTAATGCTCCCAATAATTGGTCTATTTGTAATTCACTCATATAATTATTAATATGATAATTATTTTAAATTATTTCTAAAATAAGATGTTTACTTACAACATGCTAACAAAACATACTCTATATGTAATATGTTTATCATGGTTCATGCTTTTAAATAATTCATACTTAAAAAAGGGTTCTATAAAGCTTAAAAAAAAGCAAAAACTTTTTCTGAAAATTGAAAAATGGACAAAAAAAAAATGTCCAAAATCGCAAATCGCAAAAAAGTTTTTACGAAAAAAAGCTGAAAAAACTATTTAGAGCATCTTGTAGGGATTTACAAAACAATAAAAAAATAATTTGTTACCATGCTAATTTTTTATTTAAAAAAATAGATTTAGGAACTTTTTTTTGTTATCCATATATAGGATAACATGGATAACATCAAAAAAGTTCCAAAATTTCACTGTAAAACCTGTGACTATATTACGTCACGAAAAAGTCAATGGAAAAGACATCTTGAGACGAGAAAACACATTGAGTCACAAATGGATAACAAAAAGTTCCAAAAAAAGTTCCAAAAAAAAACCCCTACAAAACCTAAAGAATATATTTGTATATGTGGGAGAAAATATAAGTTTCGTAGTGGGTTAAGCAAACACAAAAAAAAATGCATGATGTATGGTAACACTGCTGAGCATGATGATGATATTTGTGAAACCATACCTAGTAAAAATTTTAATCAAAATATAAAACAAGAAAATCCAGATGAATTGAAAGATTTATTTAAACAATTTATGAAATTCCAAACAGAATTTAATAAAAAAATAACAGAAGAATTATCAAAGCCTCAAACAAATATTTATAATGATTGTCATAATAATAAAATGACAATTAATTTATTTTTAAATGAAGAATGTAAAAATGCAATGAATTTGACAGATTTTGTTGATAATCTTAAAATTTCTTTAGAAGATTTAAAGTATTCTAGTACAAATGGATTTGTAGATGGAGTGACAAATATATTTACGAAACAATTAAAAGATATGGATCCAACTGAAAGACCAATTCATTGTAGTGATAAAAAACGTTTACAGTTTTATGTTAAAGATGATAATATGTGGAAAAAAGATGAAGATGGTAAAAAAATGGATGAAACAATTACAACTATTAAATTAAAACAAACTACGAAAATAGGTGAATGGGAAAAATTACATCCTGATTATAGAGATGACCCCAAGTTATTAGATGAATGGCAAAATATGCTTGCCGGTATAACAGAAAATACATCTGGAAATGTTTTAAAACAAAAGTTAACATTGAAAAAGAAAATAGCATCTTATATTGAATTAAAAGATGCTATGATCAAAGACAATGATGATGATTAATTTAAACTTTTTCATATACTAATAACGTCTGATGAACTTTAACAGTATATCCTAATCTTTTAGCCTGCGGAGCATGCAATTTTATAGGATAAATTTTTTTTTGTGATAAAATTACTTTATCAAATGGTTTCATACCACATTTTTCCATTATTTTTTCTGTTTGATATGTAAAATCATAAAATATATTTTTTTTACGCCAATCTCCTACCATAATACAATATTTTGCACCGGGTAATGCTTCTTTCGTTACACGTTGCCAAACCAATTCATAATCTTTTAAAAAGTCTTCCCATTTTTTCAATCTATCTAACCCTTCATCTGAACCATATTTTTCTAAGTTCCAATAGGGAGGACAAGTTATTAAACCATCATGGGGTGGTATTTCTTCTGTTTTTGTATTTGCTAAAATATTGTGAACATTATAATGTTTTTTTGCAAATTCAATAGCATGGGGTGAAATATCATACCCTATATAAACTTTTTCTGCATTATGTGCTGCTAAATGTCTTTCTCCCCACCCAGCAAATGGGTCAAATAAAGTAGTAGAATCTCTCAAAAAATATTCCATACACCATTCAGCAATTTGTGGAGAAAATGGACTATATGAAGAACGACTAGATTCGCCTGCATGATTTTGTTTACTTCTAATACCGATTTTACCTATTTTATCAACATCGAATACCGATACAGGTAAATATTTATATTTTATGTTTGCCATTTTAGATAATAATATATTTAAAAACTTATATTATTATTCAATTTATTGAATTAAAATCCTGCAAACCCCCCTAAAGCAGCATTGGCAGCCATAGGTTCAGCAGTCGCATTAGGTCCTTGTGCATTTACTAATCCATTGAATCCGCCGTTGTTATACATTCCATTTGAGGCACCGCTTGCTTCCTGCTGCGATTCTTGTGCTGGAGGAAGCATTTGGGTAGGCGAAACCATCATATCATGAGAATTTAAATAATCGGCTCTACTAGCCTGGTGTGTAGGAGCACCACCTCTCGATATAGGCTGTGAAACCTTAACTACGCCATTCTTTTTATTTTTTTTATCATCATCTTTATCTTTTTTGCCATGCCATAATTCATTTACACGTTCAATAAGCAGTTTCATTTTTGTTCCAACCTTTGTATTTGCTTCATAAGCAAGAATAAGTATAATTAGTAAAACACTAAATATGTTAAATGTGCCGTGGGCACGTCCACTATATGTTGGTACATATGTTACAATTCTATCAATAAAAAATAATCCTAAAAGAGTTAATACTAAATGTCCTAAAACTTCTGCAACAAGTTCTATATTAGATTTTTTTTCATCATATTCAGCCATAAGATCATTTACAAAATGAGTGTATATGCTCATTGGTATTATTGCTAAAACTAGATATTGTAAAATATTCATTAGATTGGATTTAGTTTCTGTATCAAAATTAAAAACATGATTTAAAAATCCATCCTTTTTTGTTTTTGGTGTTTCCACGTCGTCCATATGATTTATAAAAAGAAATTAAAAAAAAATAAACAATATTAATTATTATGTCACGTGGAGAGAAACAATATTTAAGATTAGTAAAAAAAATTATAGATTATGGATATCCTGAGAAGGGGAGAAATGGTAATACTATTGCTTTAATAGGTGAAAAAATGAAGTTTTCTTTAAGAGGTAATAAGATACCATTTATAACAACAAAAAAATTAGCATGGAAGTCTTGTTTAAAAGAACTATTATGGTTTGTAAGTGGTGACACTAGTAATGAAACATTACAAAAACAAAACGTTAAAATATGGAATGGAAATGCCAGTAGAGAATTTTTGGATAGTAGAGGTTTAATACACTTACCTGAAAATGATTTAGGTCCAGTATATGGTCATCAATGGAGGTTTTATAATGCTAAATATTTTAATAGTAATACAAATTATTCTGGTAAGGGTATTGATCAACTACAAAATGTTATAGATGGAATTAATTATTCTAAAGAAACCGGTATTTCTTCTAGAAGATTAATAATAAATGCTTGGAACCCAGAGCAAATAAATGAAATGGCTTTACCACCTTGTCATGTTATTTCTCAATATTTCATTCAGGATGGAACATTAACGTGTGTATTATATCAACGTAGTGGTGACGTAGGATTAGGAATACCATTTAATATTGCGTCATATGGATTTTTAACACATTTATTAGCAAAACATTGTGGTTTAAAAGCAAGAGAGTTAGTACATTTTGTAGGAAATGCACATATTTATGATAATCATATAGAGTCTTTAAGAGAACAGATATTGAGAGTTCCCAAAGAATCACCTACAATAGAAATAAAAGAAAAAAAACAAAATATAGATGATTATGTATTTAAAGATTTTTTAATTCAAAATTATGAATATCATAATGAAATCAAAATGGATATGCGTGCGTGAAAAAATTTTTTTATAACATTTAATATAAATGAGCGGAAAATCATGTGGAATTCCTACAAAACAATATCCTAAACAAGCCATGTTAGGTACAGCAGGATTGTATAATAGAGTCAATAGAACTAATACAAACAGTACAACACTTCAAATAGTAGAAGCAATTAAGAAAAATAGAAGTGAAATGGCTGAAATAAGAAGAAAAACCGAACATTTAGAACAAAGTATTATGGTAGAAAAAAGTATTGAATCCAGTAATGTAAATATAGAAAGAAATGTTATGGAAACAGAATTTGATAAAAAATTGGATTTAGTTAAAGGAGATTTTAAAGAACAAATGATATTACTTAAGAATTATATTAGAGTTTTAGAAAAAAAGTTACAGAATATTGAAAATAAAATTGTTAAAAAAACTCCGGTAATTTCTAAAAAACCTAAAGAAGAAAAACCTAAAGAAGAAAAACCTAAAGAAGAAAAACCTAAAGAAG